ACTTTGCCATCATCATCCAGGACCACATTACCTTCGGTATCCTTTACCTGAAACTTTGCAACAACATTCTCCATAGCCATAATTTAAAACCTCCGTGAAAGGATTCTTATTGTGGGCAAGACGCCCGTTTACACCAAGCGGTCAAAACATTGCCGCTTATTGAATATTACATTATAACAGTTTTTCAAATAATTACAATGAGACGTAAAAAATTTATTTTGTGAGTAGAACAGTTTCTACTATCTCTTTAAATCTATTAAGCCAGTCGTCAAGAAACTCCTACTTTCTGGTTTAATGATTTGATGGCCTTCAGTCGGGCCTTACGCTTCATGCCTTTGTATAGTTTAGGAATCTGGCGTACCATCGTCCTACCGTTTTTAAGGTGGTAACGTCGATTAGACGCTGTCATAGTACCATCCTTTACTATAGGCCTGTAACATTTCGGTTCTACACCGTCATAGCTATTCATTCACTTCCTCCCTTTTAATAATTCCCATACTCTTACGAAAATCATCAGTATTTGCCTGAGCCTTCTTAACCCGACTATCAACATCTTCACCCATGTTACTCTCAAGGGCGGCAAGAGCGGCGTTGAAAGTAGGATCACCATGCTTAGGTGCAGATTTCTTAATCACAGCCGCCTTCGGACTTATGCCAGCCAGTGATGATAAATTAAGCGGGGCACCACCTTCCTCAATAATAGCATTCATCCTGTTACGCAAATTCATAGAACTCATTTTCTTATTAAGTAATCCGGCACGCTTAATCACTTCAAAGGCTTCATCTTGAGTCTGTACAAACTCAGCCAATCCATTAGTAACCAACAGATCAGCAAAGGCCTCTAAAGATAGCCTTGCTAACTCGCTTACTGAGCTGGGCTTGTCATTCTTACTATGCCAGAATAATAGGATAGTGGCAAGGTGCCTCGCATCAATCCTAGAATTAAAAACAAGTGTGGCCGGTCTACTACGTATTTCATCTAATTTAGGCATTAGTTATATTCCTTCTCATCTGTTTTAGCTTGACTAAATATAATTCTTCCAATTTTTTTGCTTACATGCGTAAGAAGTTGAAGATCAAGCATTTTATCATGTGTTAATACTCCAGCTAAAACAGTTGAAATTAAAGATACTTGATTTGATACTAGGCCTTTTTGGACATTTATGTCCGATAATGCAGTAAGCATGATTAATGTATTACTTACTGTTGGGTTGCCTGTAATTAACTTAATTTCCTCACAGACTTCAATCGCTTCAGATGACATCAAAGATTCAATCTCGTCAAATAGTTGCATGGTAATTCTCCTTAAATGTTATTGCTTTGTTGAATTATTTAATATAGCATAATCAAATTTAGTAGCATCATCCGCGCCGCCCCATCCCGTCATCCCGTCATACGGTCCAACACAGAAATCTTCCCTCTGTCAGGCAGTGTCACGCCCATCAGGGTGTTTTCTTCTGTCTTGTGCCACTGCTGAAACAATAAATCCCAACAAGGAGTTCAACTTCGACCGGGGCCAAGGCTGTTCGATCTTCTTTTCCATCCGCCATTTTCTTCCTCTTCAATGGTAGTCTAAGTTAACCTACCTAAAAGTTTCTCCATATCTTCTTTATTCATATTCTTAACAAAGTCCTCAATTTCAAGGATACTTATTTCTTTTACAGTGACAATAGTTTTGATCTTAGTTTTAGTAATCTTTTTAATATCTCCAGTAACTTCCTTAATCTGCATTTCAATCTCTACAAGTTCTCTTTCTGCATCCTTAGTCCTTTTTTTAATATCTGTCAATTCTTCAAGAATTCGATAATACTTATTAGCTTTTCTCCTCTCAATATAATTTAATCTTCTACATTTTGAGCAAGCCTTTTCCTTCATTAATAATAGTTGCTCAAGTTCCGTATGTTGTTTAAGATTCATGTTAAAACCCCGCTTCAATAATGCCAGTTAATAAATATACTAATATCACCATAAGTGCGATGTAAATTGCTTCAGCCTTTCTACTCATATTACTATACCTTTTAGTTAGCCGGAAAAGTTCCGCGTGGGAAGTATTTCATGAAACAGCGATCTTCTAGCAACTGTATACTATGCGTAAAGCAGAATCTTTGTCAAAAGTTACACCATTAACTCTATGAGTATGTGACCGGCCAAACGTAATGATAATTTTCATGTCAATTAGTCTCCTTATGTTGAAAGTTACATAACCTATCACTGACCACCTTGATATAACTCATACAATCCTGTCCCAATCCCAGTCATTATAAATATCTAACCCCTCATCCCATCTATACTCATCCCAGTGTTTCATAACTCACCTCACATGTTTAGTTATAATTACTTTATGTGCTTAACCCTAGTGGGCTCACACGTTACCATCATAAACAGTTGCACACCTCAACTTGTTATATCTAAGTGTCACAACCCTCCCCTTAAAGTCCTCACAAGAACAATAACTTCCATTTCTTCTGTGAGTTATATCATTAAGTATAAAATCTTTACCTGCCACATAATCCGCGATTATAGCCCTAACAGTTTTATAATCTCTTCCATAGGCCGGAGTTAAAGTAACCATATTTTCCCTCAGTTAGTAAATTTAAAATGGACACTTAGGAAGATATTCAGCAGACTCACACATAACCTTTCCGGTATCTCTAATCATCTCTAAGTGGTATGAAACACGCTTCATAAATTCTTCATTACTATTAAACCAAGATCTGTGTAATGCAATTAGACACAGATTCCCATTGCTATCAACACCCTGAGAGTGATCATCACCAGCACTATCCACTAGATCAGTAGCAAGACAAGTAAATCCTATATTAAGATCAAATGCTGTTACTATTGCAGGTAATGTATCACTACCCATTACATAAGTAAACTCAGTTCCAATCATTGCTGTCACTTCTTCACATGTCATCATACTACTTCCTCCTCATAAGAATCTAAAAGTTTCTTGCAGTAATCTGCTATAATTCTAGCCTGTATTTTTGCTTCTATAATGTTACCTGCGCTAAAAGCTTTTGTATAAAGATAATATGGTGAATTAGAATTTTCACATGCAGTTGCATCTAGAGTTTTATAAGGTTCTTCAAGATCATCTTTGGGGCCCCATAAATCTATTAAATAACAGCCCTCACAATCCCTGTCAATAGTCTTATATGTATATTCACAAGTATAACAACTATTAACTGGCCATTTATCACCACCTCCATTCGTCATATTTATAGCAACATCCTTACTACAACCATAAGTTGCAATATAATCCCAGACATCATAACATTTCTTTATCGAATCCTTCTTACTTAATCCCGACATAATTCCCTCCTTTTATTTATTATTTATTATTCTCTAATCATCCCACAATTGTACCACAAACCCCGACGGATTACAATAAGACATGATAATTTATTTAATCAGTGTAATCATGGTAACTCTCATAACCCATATAATCCTCATAACCCATATAACCTACCCCATAATGCCCCATGTCAAAATCCATTTTAGTGTAACCTTAAGTAAATAATTGTAAGTTAGTGTAACCTATAGTAGTGTTATTTAGTTGTTTCTTTCTTCTTTGTTTTCTCTTTTTTTTTTAAAGGAACACCCCCCTTCTGGATTATAAGCTTCTTTAGATTACACGAAGATATAATATCCCCCTTCTAGCTTCTCTGGATTACAATTTTAAAAGGCAGGCATATGGGGTGAGTTATCTAGATTATATGGATTCGGTGGATTATATGGATTATATGGGTTACAACTAGTATGACATTATTTGCTTTGTTGAATTATTCATGGTAGCAAACAGGTGAATTAGGGAGTGAGGATTAGATGATTGGTTATGCTGCCAATGTCCTTGCGTAATTTATAGCGCCACCTTTTCCGGTGCGGTATGGGAAGGTGCGGCCCTTAACTAACCATCCAATCAGATGGCCGTCTACTTTTATGGGCTTAGGTTTTGGATGCGTGATCTTGCGAGTTGTATTAAGTTTCTTGTCAATGTATAAGGTTTTCATTAAACTCCTCCTATTAATTCTCCTCACTCCCTAACTCTTGATTGTGGACACGACACTTATTTGATGTTATGCTTACTCTTCAATTTCTTCGAGGCTGGCCTGAAGTCTGGCAATCAATGCGGCTTTAGCTTCAGGGGTTAATTTATTGGTTATAAACGCTTCCGCCTTTTCTTCCGTCATGACAGATTTGGTACTTGTGTAAATTGCGTCACCGAAAGTCATTTTAGCAGGTACGCCTTCCTTAATGAACTTATCCCAATTGTTCCGAATTTGTGACTGCCAGTGGACTTTCATGTTGGCAATCGCATGTTTTTCAATCACTTCGGTTGGGACTCCAGTAAAGTCAACGTCAATCGTGACTTTGTAACGGTTCTTGATGGCCTTTTGCTCGTTGTCCATTGCTACTCTGAATGTGGTTTTCATGGTGCACTCCCTGTTTAGGTTAGATAATCATGTCCACAATCAAGAGTTAGCGGGGATTGTTTACGGGATTATCCTTCGTTATTGCCATATCATCATGGATAACCCGTAAACATATTCAATTGTCAAATAACATGCGGGCTTATGTAAACACAAATAACATGTAAACCGCCGTAACCAGAACGAATCTAATTATGGTTACATTATACCATATCCGTAATGAATTGCAAATAAGTGTCATAACGGGCGCAATCTCGACCCACCCCACCAAGGGGGATTCCACACGACAACACACCACAGACCCCCTCATTTAAGTTGTGTTGGGTTTCTTGGTATGTACCATTTGGTACATTTCAATCATCTTCCCAAAAAATTTCTAAAAAATTTTCACATTTCCTTCATTGGGTTATCCTATGCTGAATTACTCAAAACACTAAGGTGTTCACTAAGGTGTTCGCTAGATGAATGTTATGTACCAATAAATGTCTTGACAAGACATATAATGCCTGGTAATGTGGTTATATGGAGGTAATACTATGTTTCAAACTACAAGTGAGGCTGGTAAGACGTATGACTACGGGGAGAAGTATAGTAATCCCAGTAGGAGTGGCGATGCCAGGAAGAAAGTTGACGGGACGAAGAAGGGCCATGTTATTGCTGAGATGTGGGACAGTCATCATGAGATAGCTAGGAGATTATTACTTGGGCAAAAGGGTGTGGATATTGCCAAGGCTATGAATGTTACTGCTGCTACTGTTTCATCAGTTAAAAATTCTCCTGTGGTTATGGAGAAGTTGACGTTGATGCGAGCTGCAAGAGATTGTGGAGCACTTGACCTAGCCATAGAGATTCAGAAGATGGCGCCCATTGCGCTAGCCAAGGTTAAGGAGGCTATTGAGACGGGCACTGTTTTAGGAAAAGAGTTATCTGGGGCTGAGATTCTTAGACAATCTAACATGATTGTTGACAGACAGATTGGTAAGCCTACACAGAGGATTGATACTAGGAATACTCACGCAATCTTTGGGCCTGATGAGATTATGGCTATTAAGGCTAAGGCTAAACAGTTAGCTGGACTGGCCACAATAGATGCTTCAGATAGTGAGGTTATAGATGTCTGATAAATGGCCCGAAGTTGAGAGACGATATACGTGCCCAGTTAACGCATGTACAAAACCTGAAGAAGCCGCTGAAAGAGCCGCTGATAAAGCAGTTCGTCGGACGTTTGCTATTTTAGGCGTTAATATAGATAATCCAGAATCAGTAGCGGCTTTCAATGAGGATTTAAGATTTAATAAGACTCTTAGGAAGTTGGCTAATAAGGGACTATTTACAGCTCTAGGGACAGTAGTAGCACTTATGATAACGTCTGTTTGGATGTACTGGACTAGGAGTCATTAAGATGTATAGTTATGGTAAGACATCACTTGATAGATTGAAGGATAGTTCTGAGGCAGTTCGTAGGGTCATGTTTAGAGCTATTCACTATGTTGACATTTCTATCTTATGCACTTACCGTAATGCTTTTGATCAGCATGTTGCTGTAGTAGCCGGGTTTTCCAAGGTTGAGTTTCCAAAAAGTGACCATAACTATAAACCATCTAGCGCTGTAGATGCCGGGATTTATAGGCCTGATATTAGTAATGTTGACTACGCGGATCATGCAGCATTTGGATTCTTAGCTGGCATCCTTCACGTGTGCGCAATTGAAGAGGGATGTGTAGTTATTTGGGGCCACGATTGGGATCATGACTTTAATTTTATCGAGCATGAATTTAAAGATAGGCCTCACTTTCTAATTCTCACTAAGGAGGATTATGATGCCAGAAAAGATAAGGTTAGAACTTCCTAAGTATCATTATGATCCTCATGCCAATGTTTACATCTTAGATGAGGATTATACTTACTATTCACCTAGATATGATAAGGTTGTTAAGTTATATGCTGGGATGTTGAGTGATGGTGCCACTTGGGCAATTGACATAGAAACTGCTGGCTGGTGGGTACACGATGAGTTGTGTAAGAGCGGCAAGTTTAGAGATTTAACCCCCTGTAGTAGGTGGCAAGGAAGTATGATTCTCAGTGATATTCTTAAGGCTGAGGGGCAGAATGTAAGAACCTTAGTATGGAGATATGCTACATACATCCCATGGAAGATTAAAAGTATTTTTAAATCAATATTTAATTGAGGTAATCAATTATGTCTAATACAATAGTAAAAGGTGAGCACGGGTTTACAGTTACGTTTGATGGCGCGACTGCTTTTGATGCTGCTACAACCCTCACAAAACTTTACCCTCTAGGCCTTCACATAAGATCTATTCAAATGGTTCCTACTGCCACTGATGACATTTTGACTGTCCGTGAAGATGGAGTCGCAGCTGGGCGCATCATGTTTAAGGTTAAGGCTGAGACTGCCTATGATATTAAAACCAAGTACTTTAATGTGCCTAATGATCAACTGTATAAATTGTACGTGGTTGGTAATGAGGCAACTTCTGGAGCTATGATGATAGTTGAACTTTAATTCCTTTGTTTAATAATTTAACATAGCAAATTACAATATGACGAAACGTGCAATAACTATAGGATCCCTTGTTAATTATCATGTCTATGATGATAACAGTCCTGACCATGATCCAATATCAAAGGCTATTCAAGTTGCACAGCCGATCTTTGTAGACGCCCCGCCAGTAGATCCTGAGGATGTGTTAAGACTTAATGAACTTGGAGGTCTTCAACCCTCGACGCTGTCCGTGGCTGATATTACAGCACCTGTGGAACTTAATGCTTTAACAGGCTCAGTTACATCATTTAAACTGGTATTTGAGGTTGATACAGGCCCGGACAATGTAACACTTTACCGATGGGACGCTGCAGTATCATCTGGAGCTAATCCGCCATTTATAGTTGCGGGGCTTTCCGGATTCTGGACAGCTATTGCTGGGAGATACATTGCAGGAAGTTGTAAGTTAGAAAGTGTTTTGTATGTTGGTGATTCATCTGTCCAACATGACGGAACTGATTTACTTATTGATCCCAGAGTAGTTAGCGCCACTGGAGTTGTTGACGTAAAAGGCCCAATTAAAATATCTGATGTTGGGGCCTTACTATCAACTCCTCAAGCTGGGACGTTTGAGTTTGATGATGACAGAATGTATCTTACTAACGTCAATAGTCAAAGGGCTATAGATACAACCGGGCATGTAATTGTCAGTACTTTAACTGTCTCTAATACAGCTGTCGAGACGACACTGTTTTCAGGCTCTATTATTGCTGATGAGTTAAAAGTTGGTAATGTAGTTAAGTTTCAAGGTAGTGGGATCTTGTCCACTGCCACAGCTGCAGATGATCCAACTCTTAATGTGTACATAGGAACTAACCTAATCGGGACTTTTACTCCTGCTATAGGACTAGTCACAGATGATCACTGGCATGTAGAATTTGATATTACAATAAGGACTGTGGGAGCCGCTGGAACTTTTGCTTTTCATGGTAATATGCACATATCAACTTTTGAAGATTTTACAGCGGCCCTAGGTTCTATTGACACTACAGGAACTGATAACTTGACAATTAAAGTGTTGTGGCCCGCCGCTAAAGTCGGCAACACTATAAGTATTTACACCGGATATGATGAGATTAAAGGTTAAGAGGAGCCTATTATGAGTGTAGACGCAACTAAACCAACTGACGATTCTGCTGTAGCTACGTGGCCCGCACTGATTAGAGCCTTAGCAGTTGTGGCAAATGCTGCTGAAGCCGCGGCAGGTGGGGACCTCTCGCGGACCATAAGAAGTAATGCCACCACTGAGAGTCTCACATCAGCTGAAATGAATCAGGTGACTTACTCAGCTAATGCTGGCGCTGCTATTAAGACATTACCAGCGGCTGACGCTGCCATGGTAGGCAACTGGACACGTATCCATAAGGGTGGGGCCGGGAACTTGACCATCACCCCTAATGGTACCGACGCTATAGCTGACGCATCTGGTGGCACTTCAATAGCAAACACGTCAGCCGAGACTAAAGCTGCTTTTATTGAACTTGAATGTGTAGGAGTCGGGCAGTGGATGATAGCAGGAATGTTAGGAACGTGGTCATAACTTGAAGGTGCAGGCTAGCTAGGACTTCGCTGGTCTCGGCCCGACGAGTCTGGCTTTTAGTTTCGCCTTTCAAGGATTGCTTTTTGCTGAGGGTGGCCAAGACGCCGAAGGCGGCGGCCACTCGAAGCTGACTTTTTAACTATGAATTATAGGAGTGGATATGAAAAGAATAATTGTTTTAACTTTGGTTTTAATTCTTACGGCTTGCACTGCTGAGCCAGTCTTAGCTTTATTTGGGATAGGTGAGAGTTCTAATGTAGGAACAGATTGGACTAATACTGATAAGAATCTTAATACTTCTGGTAATGGTACTATAGGTGGAGATCTTAGTGTAAGTGGCGATGGTACTGTCACAGGAGATTTTACTATTACCGGGGATCTTACAACGGATGGTAGTATTGATTTTAATGCTCATCAATTACGAACTGATTATGATTATACTTCTCTTACAGTAGCTTTTAATACTATTGGGGCTGTAACACCTACAAGGCTTCAGATTTGTCAATATAATGTAATTCCTGATGGTGTTACATTAACACAAACATCTAATATAATTCTTGATTTTAATTGCGGCGGAAGTATTGATGGGATTGCTGGGGGTGCTACCGAGACACTAGCTTTAAGTGGAGAAATTATAAAAGGGACGGGGCAGTCATTTGGCGATAACCTGACTGTGAGTGGCAGTTATCACTTCATTAATACTCCAGTAGTTCAAACTTTAGCGGCACTGTCGGCACTACCAAACCAAAACATTTCAGGCTTTAAAGTTTGCACCGCTGGGAGAAGTTCTGACAACGATGGCGGAGAGGGTTGCTTTCTTACCACCACGTCAGATATTTCTGCCGAAGTGGCTATTGATACCGAGTCAGCGATATATGTACCGCATGGTTCTGACCCTACGGGAGCAGGTGGGGGGTGGGTGCGACAGTGGGATGGCCAGACCGTGCATTTGCGGTGGGCGGAAACTTCAGCTGGTGCCTTAGTCGCCGTGTCGGAAGGAGGCACATTATTTATTACCGGAGAAGTAGATGTTGCCACTTGGGGAGTAATAGATTCGACTAAGGCAATCAATATTAAAGGGGCTGGCTGGGCTATAGGGGACGGTGGAGCAACCGATGTAACAGGGGCGGTAATTCTCAATTCTGGCGGCGATGTAGTTGATTTCCCGTGCATCACTATCGGAGGCGGGAGTAGTATCAGGCGGGGTGAAATAACAGGTTTAGTGATTTGGCACGAAGGCGAAACCAGTCCAGCTATTAGCGTTGAGGGTGAGTTAGGCAGTGCTATTCACGACAACTACATTTTTGGGAATGATTTAGGGTATCAGGGGATCGCTTACTCGGGTAGTAGTTTTTTTGCCAGGGCTGAGGACAACGACATTCTTAGATTCACGTCTCATGGTATTTTCAATAATTCAACGGGGTCAGACCACGAGTTTGACAAAAATCATGTTGCAGGCACCGCGGATGGTTTCATTGGTATTGAGACAAGGTGCAATGGAACTCTGATTCGGGGTGGCGAAATAGAAGCTACCGGCACTGGCAGTATCGGAATCAAATTTTATAGTGCCACAGCTGTCGCGTCAGAAGGGGGTTTAGTTGATTCTGTATTTTTTGAAAATACTCAGGATGCAATAGTTATTGACGGGAATACTGCCGCATTTAGGAGAGTGGATATTGTCCGGGCACGGTTTAATATGGGGGCAGAAATATTGGGATATGGGGTCAGGTTTGAACGTGCGGAGGCTTGTCAGTTTCTTAATCCTCAGCTCGGTTCTTCAACAGGAGGCACAGCATTGGTTTATTGGGGCGCGAATAGTAAGAACTGTACGGTAAAAGGACCGTTTAACTTGTTTGCAGGGGGCACATTTACCACTCATGCGTCGGCTCTTCGTGCAAAACTTTTGGTCTCAGGAGTTTTGGGATACGCAACAGCTGTAACGGTTAGTGTGACTACTAACCTTTTGACGGTTATCGAAAACGTAACCGAATTGGTAGGCCCATTAACTCATAACGGGACAGCATGGTACAAGCAGCGAGAGACTGTGGCGGATGATACAGCGGTGGCATATACACCACCATCTAACCGAGGAATACTAACAGTTATCACCTCATCTGCAATTGGCGAATATGCCAAAGTCATGTACGACGTAGCGGCCGGAACTCTTGAGGCGTTTGACACCGGTACTAGGTTTGAAATTAATGCTACTGACGGAACTTTAGATGGAACAACTGGTACTGACAATAAAATTACTGTTAGGGCTGATTCGGCATCTGGAAATGTTTATATCGAGAATAGGCGCGGAGGTAATAGAGTTTTAACCTCCACATTCACACCGGCACTATAATGCGACAACATAAACAGAGGGCCTAAAATGGCTAGCACTTTAATCAGCGATAAAATAGATTTACAGTCTGAGATGGCTTTATGTCTTAATGATATTAAAGTATGTTGTGGCGTAATATTTCCAGATATTTTTTATGCTGATTTTAGTATCTTACATGATCAAATATTTAACTTAATAAATGCTGGGCACAAGAAAATAGCTATAGCCGCTCCTCGTGGTATTGGTAAGACTAGTATAGCTAGGGCTGTTGCTATGAGATCAATACTATTCCACTTACAATCTTTTATAGTTTATCTTAGTAATAGTGCTACATCTGCTGAAATGCAGACAGAGAACATGAAACGAGATCTTATGGGTAATGCTAAGATCAGACAGATGTTTGGTAATATAAAATTAGCTGTTGGAGATGGTGCGTTACCTGATGAATCATTTAGCAAATCTGCTTGGACTGCTTATGGCAGGACATTTGTTTTACCTCGCGGCGCCGGTCAGCAGGTTCGAGGACTTAACTGGGCTAATCATCGTCCAGGATTAGTAATCATCGATGATCTTGAAGATAAAGATGAAATAAGAAGCGAAGAAAATCGTAAAAAACTTAAGTCATGGTTTCATGCAGATTTAATGAAAACTGAGGATCGTTATAGTGATGGTTGTATCTTTATTTATATTGATACTATTAAACATGAAGATTCATTATTAGTTGATTTACTTAACTCACCGGAGTGGGCATCTGTACAATTATCAATTTGTGATAATAACTATAATACATTAGATAAGAATTACATGACCACCGATGAAATTAAATCTGAGGTTGCTGAGCATAGGCGTCTTGGGACTCTTGATGAGTTCTACATGGAGCGCATGAATATGCCAGTATCACTTGAAGATAGAGTTTTTAAGCCCGAGTCTTTTAGGTATTTTCGTGATCGTGAAAAGCAATTAGAAATAATTATTCCTGACAAAGAGAAAAAGAAGGATGATGAAGTAGAATTAATTAACGCATACCGTCTTATGCATGTAACTATAGTTGACCCAGCAAAAACTGTAAAAGTACAGAGTGCAGAGACTGCTATATTAACAATAGCTGTTGATCGTGAGACTAGGCGCATATTCGTACGAGATATAGTCAGTCGTAAGATGTACCCAGATGAAATTTATGATGAGATGTTTCGTCAGGTAACATTTTACAACTCATTTATTTTAGGATATGAAGTTACCGGCCTTAATCAGTTCATCATTCAACCTGTTGAACAGGAATGTAGAGTTCGTGGAGTACACCCACACCTTGTGGAGCTTAATGCTAAAGGCAGGAAGGAGGCACGTGTAGCAACCTTGGCCCCGCTTTATCGCCTTGGTTACGTGTATCATAATACTGCAAACTGTTTAGGACTTGAAGGACAGTTGCTCGGATTTCCTAGATCAAAACTTTGGGATATTATGGACGCTTTATCTTACATTACTTTTATTATGGATAAGATGGCTATTATGTTTGATCCATCAGACGGCACACAAGAGGAACCGGCTGATGATGAGTATGATGAGCTTGAGTGTGATCGTGAAATGACTGAGGAAGAAATGGGATTCGGAGATTTTCAATCCTATGTTTAATAATTTATTATAGCAATCGGAGAATAAGATGCTGGCAATAGCAATGGGTAGTAGGTATAAAGCTACAGTTACTGAGTATGATAGGGATGTTCCTGCATATGAATATCCTGATGGGCTTGATCTAAAACCCGGATCTCCATTACATAATAAGATTCGTGATGAAGTAATGGATCGTGCTTTTGATTCTGCTAAAACCATGAGTGGGCGGCATGATGCATGGAGTGTTATAGATCATACCCTTACCGCTTACATTCCAGCAGATCAGGCAGAAAGAAAGGTTCAGAATGATGATATAAGAAAGCCTATTAGTATTGTATTTCCTTATTCTTACACAGTACTTGAAACCTTACTATCATTTTATGTAGCAGCATTTCTTCAAGACCCTTATTTTAGGTATGAGGGTACGGGGCCTAATGACGTTATTGGTGCCATACTCATGGAGAAGCTGATATACATTCAATGTATTAAGAATAAGGTAGGACTTGCTCTTCATACCCAAGCCAGAGATGCTTTTGCTTATGGTTTTGGAGTAGCTACGCCTACATGGATTACGCAGTACGGAAGTAAGGCAGTAAAGAAAAAGTCTGGCGGTTTTTTCGGATTCGGTGGCACTGAAGAAACTATTCTTATGCCTAATCAGGTGATGTTTGAAGGTAATGCTCTTGAGAATATTGATCCATATCTATATCTCCCGGATGTTAATGTTCCTATTCATGAGCCACAGAAGGGTGAGTATAACGGATGGATTCATAAGACAAATTATATGGCTTTATTAAAGGCTGAGAAGAATGACGATCAACTTTTTAATGTTAAGTACTTGAAAAAACTTGTAGGGAATAATTCTCAGTTGGGTATGTCTGACAATTCTGGTAGGAATACTAAATCAGGCGTGCAAGCTTCTATACTGTCCTCAGGTAAGACTACTGAACTATCTATTACCAGAATGTTTATGAGGGTCATTCCTAAGGATTTGGGTTTAAGTAATGAAGAGTATCCTGAAATGTGGTACTTTGAAGTGGGACAAGATGAGATAGTAATTAAAGCTAATAAAGCTAACTTAGAACATGACCTATTTCCAATCAGTGTTATTGCACCAGATTATGACGGATATTCATTAAGTCCAGTTAGTAGAATTGAAATGCTTAATGGTATGCAGGGAGTTTTAGATTTTATGTTTAACTCCCATGTTACTAATGTCCGTAAAGCAATTCATGATATGATTATTTATGATCCTTATTTGGTAAACAGTAATGATCTTAAGAATCCAAGTCCTGGAAAGCTTATTCGTTTAAGACGTCCTGCGTGGGGTCGTGGTATTAAGGACGTTGCTCAGCAACTAGGCATCACTGATGTGACTAGAGGCAATATGAATGATGCATCATTCCTAGTTCAGTGGATGGATAGAGTTGCAGCTACTGATAGTTCGATGCAGGGTGCTATGAGATCTGGAGGACCAGAGAGATTAACCGGAGCTGAATTTGAAGGGACACGTGCAGGTGGAATTAATCGTCTTGATCGTATAGCAAAGATAACTGGAATGCAGGGAATGCAGGATATAGGAACATTCTTTGCGACACATAATAAACAGAATATGTCCACTGAAACTTACATTAAACTTACTGGTGATTGGCAGGATGTTTTACTTAAAGAGTACGGTAAAACTATGGATAGGGGGAGGATTAAGATAACCCCAGATCAGATGGATATAAATTATGATGTTATAGTTCGTGATGGGAGTGTCCCCGGTGGGAACTACTCAGCTGTCTGGAAAGATTTGTTTCAAATCATGGGGCAAAATCCTGAACTTGCTCAGAAGTTTGATGTAGTTAGAATTTTTACTCATATAGCCCGCAACTTGGGTGCAAAGAACGTTAATGATTTCGTACGCAGAGGGGGTGACATTCAACAGCAAACTATGCCTAATGAGGCAGTTGCAGCACAAGCTAAGGCAGGAAATTTAGTACCAATGGTGGAGGGATAATATGAAAGATAAGGAAAAAATGGACTATCGTCCTATAAGTTCTATTCATGAACTAAGTAAGTTTATAGACGGGACTGTTTATGAAGATTTCAAAGCTGAGATGAATTGTAGGATTGAAATGATGAGAACAGTTCTTGAAGTTGCTGATAGTAAAAGTTATATCAAAACTCAGGGCGGAATTGAGATGCTTCGGCTAGTTAAGAATATTTTCGAAGATCTTAAAGCAAATAAGGAATCCGATTTACGGGAAGAAGCAGAAGAAAAAATGGAGGATGTGAAAAATGGCTGATGAATTGAATAAGACACCTGAAGGGGTTGTAATAAGTGATGAAACTATGAGTGATTTTTTATCAGATGAGGTTACTCCAGAAGCATCAGTTGAACCGGTAGGTGAAATTACTCCAGTTGAACCAGTTGTAGAGGTAAAGACTTCGGTCGAAGAGCCTACTGATGGTAAGCCTGCGGTAATCGAGCCAATTACACCTGTCGCCAATGTTGAACCTTCAGTAACTGATGGTCCTTCTGGCGACAATAAAGTAGTAACCCTGTCTCAGGAAGCATATGATAAGATGCTTACTCTTATCGATTCCCAGGCAGGTAAAGCACCTGTTAAAGCTGAAGCAGTTACTTCTACTCCGCCTTCAGTTATAGCCGGACTGGATACACTCTTTGAAGGTGTAGACTTTGACAGTGTCATGGAGTCCAAGGAAAATTTTGTGGACTTTATGAAGAAGTATGGTGCAGCAGTTCAGGAGCAGACCAGGCAGAGTATTCTTACTGCTATTCCCGATGTAGTTGGTACGCATGTTAGTCAACGTGCCTCTATGCAGGATGCAGCAACGGCTTTCTACAGTCAGTATCCTGAGTTGAAGCGAGTAAAGAGGTATGTTGGTGCTGTTGCGAATGAGGTACATGCTGAAAATCCTGATTGGACTATGAAGCAGATTTTTGAGGAAACTGCTAAGCGAGCTAAAGAGAATCTTAATTTACAGGCCGCTGTTATTGATACAAATAAGGCTAATGTGATTAAGCCTAAGCCCACACTTCCAGGTAATACGAGTGTTAAAGTTCCGGCCTCAGCCCCGAAAGGATTACAGGATGAGATAGCTGATTTAATGAGTGATTTTTAATCTTAATTATAGGAGTTAACATTATGGCTGGTGAAGGTAGATTTATTGATGGTCTCATGAAAGGGGATCTTAGTGCATCAGGTCGTCTTGATGCGGACAATGCTAAGAGAGTTTTCATTGAGAAATTTGAAAATGCTGGTACTATGTGCGCAGCTCTTGGGAGTGCTGCAACCGTTACTAGCGCAAGTTTGTTGAATATGGGTAACGGTAATGTTTTTCTTACTACCCCAGTAGTCGGACAAACTCTTATTGCCCCAGTTATTACTTCTACAGGTCTTGATGTAGCAGGTGATCAGACAGAGGATGATGGGCGTGAGATTAATTTTAGTGGTGGTATTACTGCCAGATCTCCTAAAGCTTACACCGTGGGCGCAGGAGCATTTTATGCCAAGTTGAAATTTAGCATAGAAGATGTATCTGGTATGGATTTGTGCATGTTCGGGTTTCGTAAAACTGAGGCTCATAATGCTGACGCAACTGCTTATACTGATTTTGCTACCCTGAATGTTGTGTCTGGTGATATTAAAATCTCTACTAATCTTAACTCTGCGGGCATCTCTACTACAGATACCACAGATAACTGGGCAGATCTGGGCATTCATGAGCTTGGTGTGTTTGTGGATAATGATGGCGTTGCGACTTTTACTATTGACGGAGCAGCTCCAACCACTACAGCATCTGTAACTTTGGATAGTGGAGATACTATGATTCCATTCTTCCAGTTTTTACAGGATGCACATCTTTCTGGGACCGTCATTCTTCAGCGTTTTGAATGCGGACTTCAGGATTGACGGGAGGTAATATATGAGCCTTCAAAGTAAAATTGCTTCATCACCGCTTCCTGCCATCATATTAGATGGATCGCCTGTAACTGCCGCTGTTAGTGGTGCCGCAAGTGCTATTAAGGTCCTTTTAGTGGATGCTAGTGGTGGCGTTCTTTTGGCAACTGGTACTGATGTACCCATTGATACTTCTAGTGGGTATGCTAAAGGGTGTTTATTCATAGACACTGATGCTGCTACCGGCACTACTGGACTTTATGAGAACATCGGTACTAATACCAGTTCATCTTTCAATGCTATAGGAGCTGTTACCGCAGGAGAAATTGCTTTAGCTGAGGGTAATGTTTTACTTGGTAACGCTGAGGGTGTTGCTACAGCTTTAAATGCTAAGGGTGATACTAAAATTCTTGTAGGTAATGGAACTACTATTACCAGTGTGGCACTAAGTCAGGATCTTACCATTACTAATGCTGGTGTGGTTACAATTGCTAAGATTAATAATTTGGCAACTGCGGCAGAAATTAACAGTGTATGTGATGGTAACACAGCTACAGCGGCTGAGATTGTTCAATCATCTGATATATCAATTCAGAATAGTAAGATGGTTCCAGCTGCTCCCATTACCAGTGCTGCCGCAGCAGTTAAACAGTCAGTCATTAAGCATGGAGATATTATTGAAACTATTATCTTTATTGATCTGACAGACCTTAAATCTATAGCTACCTTAGGTGATATTATAGGTGATACGGGCGTTAGTTATATAGGTCAAATAACTGCTGCGATTAACGGTACTATTTTTGCCGGAGAAATTGGCTGTTCGGAGGTCCCTGTAACTGGGGATGATGATATAGATTTATACTCCGCAACTGAGAATACCGGTGCTTATGATGGTGATATAGCAAGTCTCGTAGAGACAGCTCTTGTAGATGCTGGTGGAGCACATGCTATAGGAACTATTAAACCATTTACAGCCTTACCAATTGCAGATGAATATTTATATCTAACCTCTGGTAACGGTGATACTGCTGGGACATATACAGCAGGGCAGATTTACATTAAATTGTTAGGATACGTTTAAAACGTACTAAATTTTTCATTAAACTTTAAGAGGTAATATTATGGCATTTCTTGGAATGAGAGGCAATGGCGACTGGGTAACTGATCAGCGTCCGAAAAACTGGCGTGAAGCAATTTTGTTTAGGTATCCTAATGGGTCTGCCCCTCTTACTGCAATCTTGAGTAAGATGACCAGTGAAAAAACTGATGACCCTGAATTTAACTGGTGGACTAAAAGTCTGCCGACACAGTCTGCCACGATTACAGGCGTTTATACTGACATCGCCTTGTCTGTAGCTTATGTATCTGGCGGTATTTCAGGTGATACTTTGTATCTGAAAATGAGTGCAGTCGATGTAAGTCAGATTCGTACTGGACATCAAATTCTTATGCGTGATGCAAGTGACCTGACTGTCGATGTTGTTGGTAAGTGTACGGCCCGAGTTGTTAACGGCTCATCTTCTTATATAGCAGTATACTTGCTTGAAGCTGATGATAATTCAACTGCTGGCGATCTGAGTGATTGTGACACCGTTCTTATTATCGGCAACATGAATGCTGAAGGCGCCGCTATGCCTGATGCTATTTCCTACGACCCTATTAAGTGGCACAACTATACACAGATTTTCCGGACCCCGTTGGAGATGACTCGTACTGCTATGCAAACCCGGCTCCGAACTAGTGAGCAGTACAAAGAAGCCAAGCGTGAATGTCTCGAACTGCACTCTATCGAGATGGAAAAGGCCTTTTTGTTTGGTGTACCGTTTGAGGGTACCGGTTCCAATGGTAAGCCCGAACGTTCTACCTTGGGCCTAATCCCTGCAATTAGGGGCGGGTATAATGGTGTAGCAGCGGGTGCCGGAACTGTTAGTAATTATGTAACCGATGCTGCGTCAGCTGGTAAGAGTTGGTTGGCTGGCGGTGAAGAGTGGTTAGATACCCAGCTGGAATTGATGTTCCGTAAAGGTGCTACCGAGAAACTGGCTTTTGCTGGTTCTGGTGCTCTCATGGCCGTCAACAAACTGATTAAGAATGGTGGAACGTTTGACTATTCTGCTCAGACTACAGACTATGGTATTAAAGTCACTCGATGGGTAACTGCATTTGGTGTCATTAATATCATGACTCATCCATTGTTTTCTTACGAAACCACCAATCGTCATGCGATGGTTATCTTTGAGCCTAAGGATATTAAGACTCGAACGATTCAAGATACCATGTACAAAGAGGATAAGCAGTTGAAGACTGGTGGCTGGACTTCTCGTGATGGTATTAAAGAGGAGTACTTGTCTGAACTCGGTCTTGAGTATCATCACCCCGATGGTTGGGGCTTTCTGTACGGATTCGGCAGCGCCAATGCTGTTTAATTTGTAGGCAGTTAATCTTGTGCGGTGGGGGGATTAGGAGTCCCCTCATCGCTTTGTTGAATTATTCATCAAAGGAATTATAATGGAATCTAATAAAAAGTTAACTATCGGCGAAGTCGAAGAATTACGAGATGTTATGAATGTAGCTATAGCTGACGCTATTAAAACATTCGAGGATGCTACAGGAATTCGAACTGCTTACATTGAAGTTCAAAGATCAAAAGATAAGGAGCGAGAGGAAGGTAAGTTATCATGCCCTTGTGATTATGACGAAGATCGTGGTGAGGTTACCTCTGTTACAGTGAACCTGAATATGGAGCTATAAAATGAATCTGCTTGCTCTTAGAACGTTGATCAGAAAAGAGACTGGACGATATGATCTAGTTACTGCCGCCTTTGCAGATAATGGTATTGACTTTCATATTAATGCGGGTCAACGTTATCTAGATAGGCTTATGGATAACTCGAATAGTATTGGCCGTAGGATTATTGATGTAACAGCTGGGAATTTTCTAGTTACATTTGAGGATGTCAGATCAATTCTTGAAGTATGGTGCTCAGGACAAAATGCTTCAGGCGATTATAAAAGACTTCCCATTGAAAAAGTAGAACTTACTGCAAACGGGCTTCTTGGAATAGATAAAAGAACACTGGTCGAAAACTATACTTCGATAATTGGAGATATAGAATCCGGATGGCCTCTATACTATTCACCTGCTGATTTAAGACTTCAAACTGACCGTAATGGCTCTACTGGTGGTATAGGCGGATTTATGGACGTGCTATCGGACGGGTTTCAAACTTATAACGGCATCGTATTAAGACCTCCAGTTGATAAGTCTTATTCTATTGAGATAGTAGGTAATTTTTATAGCATGACTTTAACTGATGATGATGATAGTACCTTCTGGTCAGATCGTCATCCAGATATATTATTAATGGCTGTTAATAGACAGCTTGAAATCATGCAAAGAAATCGAGCTGGAGTTGAAGACTGGACTGCGGCCATTAAAGATGCAGTAAGTGGTATAGATATGGATGCAGCTAAACAAGAATCTGCTGATATTTCGGAGATGAATGGATGAAAGAGTTAGGGTTTACACTCAATGACTTCACTAAGGGATTAAGACTTCGTGACAACGGACGAAGAAATGATGATACTTTAACGTCATGCTTTAATCTTGTTCCTAGGCCCGAAGGTCTTGTAAGTCCTACTATTATATCTGAACCTATAACTGCTATAAGTGCAAGTCATCCATTTCCGCAAATTTTTTTTGGAGATTCTTTTTGGCTGCTGTGTACTGAAGATAAAATTTACACTATTAATTCAGATTGGACAGTTACCCTTGCATTAGATGTGTCAGTTTATTATGGGGTTTTCCCCTCCGCCCCCAAAGGAACCTGGCACTTCGTGGATCATTTCTCATTTGTGATCCTTACCAATGGCGGGGTAACTGTCCTCTTTAATCCTGATACTGGAATATGGGAGTTTAATGATGGTTCTACCGTTCCAACTATAGGGAGTGTAGCTAGTTATAATGGGCAGCTTTTAGGACTCGGAGTTACAGCCATTTCAGGAGATCCTAAAACAGTTTTTCAGGGTACTGACAATAGGTACTTAATGTGGGGCGGTATAGGTGTTGCAGATTTTACAATAGATAAAAGTAATACTCGTGGTAATCGCCCACTGGTAGGTGAACAGTATAAAATTATGATTCTTGGTGATCATATAGTTGTTTATGGTGCCAGAAAAGTTTCAATTCTTAAACCGTCTGGTAGTAATTATAGCCTTGTTAGATCGTATAACTATGGTATTGCTAGTCGTGAGGCTGTAGGTGGAAATGATAAGAATCATGTATTCATAGACACGTTTGGAAATCTTTATAGAATTGGTACAGATCTTAAAGTGATTGGACCGAACTATAAAGAATTCTTCAGCCCGATGTTAGGCAATGAAATAGTTGTTCAACACTGCGAGCTTTATAACGAGTTTTATATTACTGATGGTGTTGTTAGTTACTGTTTAACTGATATAGGTCTTGGAGAGATTAGTAAAGGTTATACAGGCGTCGGGATTCTTGGAGCTATCATAGTTGGAATAGCTACAGATTTTAATGACAGTTCTGGTTATATAACATCAGAGATTTTAGATTTCGGTACCAAGGCAAGAAAGACTACTACTGTAGTTGAAGTAGGATGTGTTAATGCTGATACTGTTTACGTAGCTATTGAGAGCCGACATAATAGTATGGATGTTTTCGAAAGTTCTGATTGGGTAGAACTTAATCCTGTAGGGGCCGCAGCAATCAAGAATAACGGAATCGAGTTTAAAGTAAAAATTAAGTGTGATACGGCTATAGGATTCAAGCCTGACTATGTAATAATAAGGGCTGAATTTGATGATAAACGCTTTATAAGAGGTAAAACAAATGCTGGTACGACTTACAGGGGAACAGGCGAGTAGACATTGGGAGTTTATTAAGCAAGGATTAGAAGCTGCTTTACCGCCCGTAGTTGGAATGCAAAGCGATAGGATGAGTAATGTTTTAACATCTATACTTATAGGTAAGATGGTAATATGGGTAAGCGTACAAAAAGATAAAGATAATCTTATTGACGGTTTTGCTGCAACAACTTTTACTTTTGATGAACACAGTAAAACTAAAGCATTGTTTATTTATGCTATTTATGGCATCAATGCTTCAAGTTATGATTCTTGGATAAGTGCAGTTGAGACTCTTAGAAAATTTGGTATATCTGAAAAATGCCACAGAGTCCTTGCTTACAGTAATGTTCCAAGTATTATTAAATTTGTTGAGAGTGTTGGCGGCGAGGCTAAGTATCATTTGTTATCTATACCTTTATAGGAGAGATTATGAAGATATATAAAAAAGTAGAAATTGATATCAGTACCGGTAAAATTATTAGTGAGGATTCGTTTGAGTATGAAGGTAAGTTAGCCGAGGCTAAAGGTGGTGGCGGGGCCAGTGGTACTGTAGACTTTCCAGAGTACATGAAACTTGTTCATCATGACTGGTTGAATAATGAAGGCACTGATGTGATAGGTGCTAGCCACTCAGTTACAGCTATTATAGAAGCCGGAATTGCAGCATCACCATTCGCAGGGGAAGTTGCGTATGACCCAGATGCTGATATAGCTCTATTTATTGCTGAACTGGGCAGATTTAGTACGGCGGTGGATTCAATAGATGAATTAACTTTCTGGGATCAGTATGCTTTATTAATGAAGGCTACTGTTGATGATAATATCATTGATGAAACTAGTATGCTTGCTGCAACTACAGCGCATTCTGATATGTTAGATGATAGATTAACAACTGAGGTGTTGCCGAGATTCGAGCAAGGCATGAGAGATATTAATGCTGTTATTAGCTCTAGTTTTGTAATAGGTAAGGCGATTCTTGAGGGCTTCAATACTCGTGATGTGGCAGATTTTGATGCTAAGTTAAGACTTCAGGCATACAGTCAGAGAAATCAGATGATAGCTTCAGGCGTATCTGACATGATGCGGATGTTATCAGCCAGACTTAGTTTTAGAGATTCAATAGCTAAAGCTACTGCTGAGATGTATCGTGTTAAAGCAGTGTTAAAGAAAGAAGAACTTACTGAGCAATTAGATATTGATCAACACGACTATAAATGGAGTCTTGATCTATACCAAGCCGGAGGTAATGTTCTTGCGGCTATTTCTGGGGCTTCTGTATCTACACAACAAGGTCCTACTACTGCACAGTCTGTTATGGGTGGTGCTATAAATGGCGCAGCATTAGGTAAAAGTATGAGTGATACCCCACGAGGTACTGTTATTGGTGCTATAGGCGGAGCATTAGCGGGGGCTATGCAATGAGTTTATATGATTGGCTTACTAAGCCACTTGATAAAACAAGCGATCAATTAAGTCAGTGGTTAGGGACTCCTCAAGGCGGTGAACGCGATGCTGAAGGAAATCTTACGGCAGAGGGTGAAGACTTTTTTGCCCCTGCGTGGGATCGAGAAGCAAATGAGCCACTAGAAGATTTTTATGAGGGTAGGTGGAACGATAAATTTACTAAATTTGGTACTGATAATCCGATAATAAATCCATCTGGGCAGATTTCAGACCCTGGAAATTTCCTTACTTCAGATGAACTTAGTCAAGATTTACCGTCTGAGAGAAGTGTTATGGCTGCCATTATAGCAGCTACTCTAGGCTACGGATCTTGGACCAGCGGTGCAGCTGAGGGAGCTGAAGCTGGAACTGCTGGAGCCGAGGTTACTGCGGCAGGTGCTGAGACTGGTACTGCCAGTAGTGGGGCTGTTGCGGCCGGCACTGAGGGTGGGGCTGTAGCTGGAGGTGAAGCACTTGCCGCTGGATCTTCTACAGGCGCTGAAATGGCGCCAGCTACGGGTGCTAGTGAAGGGTATAGTGGTAATCTTATAGGTGATTTCTTAAAAGATTATGGTATGGATATAGCAGATCAAGGATCTCAAGCATATCAAGATGCACAAGAAAAAGCCAGGCAGGATAAGATTCAGGCAAATATTATTGCTAAGGGTAGGATTAGTGGCAATGTTGAACAGTCTAATATAAACTTAGCTGAGGCCTTAGCTAATTATAAAGGGCCGGAAAGTCAGGCTCAAGATGCAAGTATTCAGTATGGTGAATCTCCAGATCCAATTCCTATACAACCTACAGCACCTGGACAACCTGGGCCTGATAGTGTTACAACTACTGATACTCCTGAAGGTAGGACTATAGTTTATAAGAGTCAAGGATTACCAGAACAAAAATCAAATCCATATGGGACTAATGATACATTAGAAAGTCTTTCTATGGTTAACGATAATGATAAAGCAAAGAGTTACTACGGTAACATTTTAGGAGGATGATGATGGGAGTATATGATTTTCTAGCCGGCGGTGTTAGTGATCTTGCAACTGGATTTAATAAATCGTTAGACGATCCTGAATTTCTTAAGTACTTAGGAACTGTAGGCAGTAATTTAAGTCAGGGTAAAGGTGTAGGTGAAGCTATAGATCCTACAGCTTTCATTGACGCTAAGGCAAAGAGAACTGCTGAAAATAATAGGCGTAAAGCTATACAGGATGCCTTAGCAGGCGACATGGCAGATGCTAAAGCTACAAGTCCTGAATTGAAAACTGCTCAACCTAAGGTTGTAGCAGGCTATGGCGCAGAATTAGTACCTAATGTTACAACTATCGGTCAACCAGGGCCAGATGCTACTACACATACTATTAAGCCTGACGGGACTCAGATAATTCAGGCTAAGATGATTGCCCCTAAAACTTCAGATAGTCCTGCAAGTCAAGCTCTTGCACCTGCTGAGATGACTCCATTATCAGGTGAGCAAGCAGCTAGTGCTTTAGCGCCACAAGCACCTGCAATTATTAAACCTCAGCCTAAACGCGCACCTGTAGTACCTATGGACGCACCTCCGATTAATCCAGTAGCATTATCATCTGAAGATCAACAATCAGTGCTTAATGCTGCATTAGCTAGTAGAGCTAATAGAGTCGCTGAGCGTAATACACAGTTTGAGGCTGGTAAGATAGCCACTAAAGTAGAACGTAATATCGCAGGGAAAGATTATATAATCTCTTATGATGCTCAAGGTAAAGAGATTGGTAGAGAGTTTGCAGGCATTACCCCAGGTGCCGATGGAGGTGGAGGTGGCGGTGGAGGTAAGCCTATAATAGTTAAAGACCTTAACGGTAATCTTAAAGTATTTGACCCAACTACTACACAACCCGGAGATGTTATTGCTAGTGAGGCATTGAGTGCAGAAGAGTTAGATAAGAAGTTAAGTAATCAGGAGCTTTTTGGTAGTGCTATTGAAGAAGGTAAACGTGTAGAAAAGGATGGAGCTAGAGATGCCAGTGTAGACGAGTTGGCAGCTGATGCTGAGATCTTTAATCGTAGGCAAATGGATCCAGATATCAACGGTGACTATCTGTTGATGATTACTCCCCATGAGGGAACTAATTGGTGGCCAGGAAACTGGGGTGGTTCAGAGGATAAAATAAAGCGTGTCTATATCCAGAGGAATATGAAAACTGGGGAGGCTCGCTTCTCGTTTAACAAAAAAGATTGGATGAGTAAGGAAGAACTTGCCCCTAAATTATCTCCGAGGAATCGATAATGGCTGAGTCAGATTGGGTATCACCTAAAGAATTTCGATTAGGTAATCGTGGTCCTGGAAGGGGTAAAGTTGATATATCAGGCGTAGATATTAACAATGCATTAGCAAGTCAAACTCCTACTAAACCTATTAATAATAGTGTTCCAATAGAAAGCATTCCAAGTATTGCTACTCATCGCATACGCAATCCTGATGCGCCAGTAGTCAGTAATGAAGATGCTCTTAATGCTATGGGACAAGCAGCCAGCCAAGGTGCTGTGGATGTAGGCCAAGGAATTGTTAACGCTATTCCCACACCAAGACCTCAACCAGTTGCTCCAGCACCTACTAACATCGGCGAATTCTTGGTACAAGATAAGGCAGTTGGATTAGCTGAGGGCGCGCTGACTGTAGGCAGTGGGTTAGCATCATTCCTTACTGGCGTACCTTACGGCATTGGTAAGACACTTTATGATACTATTGCTCAAGATCCTAGTACTACAATAGATAGAATATTGTTAGGAGATCCTGTGCAAGGTCTTGCTAATATCGGAAGTAATGTGGATAAGTATATGGCTGGCGATAGTGCTTATGGTATAGGTAAAGCTTATCAACCTAAGACTGAAACTGGTCAGTATGTTGCAGGAGTTGCAGCATCCCCATTTACCTTAGCCCACGAGTTCCTTCAAGACGGACTTAGAGATAAAGCATGGACTGACAGTCTTACACAAGATCAAAAAGATGCTATAGCAATTGGTAAGATAGATGATCCAAAAGCAATGAAAGAACAGTGGCTGGCCGCCAATCCTAACGCAGGTGCGAGAGAGGGTAAGGCAGCTACAGCATTATTCGATATAGTTTTATTAGCATTTCCTAAACTTGCCACAAAGGTCAAGAATAGAACTGCGCTCACCGAGGCTGAAGTAGGTGAAGTGACTAGTAAGATGATTGAGACTGATCCAACTATACCTGTTGATGTTATAGATGTACTAGCTGACAAACTGACCAAAGCTGCATCCAGAAATGCTAAATTTGAGGCTAATCAACCTATAGTTGATGCACTCCTTGAAGGGGCCGAGGCTAGAAAATCCCATACAGGTAAGCATGCCCAGTTTAAACGCATCGCTAAAAAGCTTGAAGAATTGGACGTAGACATTGAAACTCTTGACTTGAATACCATTAAGGGCGTTGGAAAGACATCTGGTAAGGGGATTCGTGGAGTTATTGAACAGGCTATCGAAGATCGTAAGACAGGTAAAACAACTGAGGCTGTAAAATCAAATGTCGAACCTGAGAGATTTCCATGGCAAAGAAAGCTTGAGAAGATAAAGAATGATCCTGTTAAACTTGAGGCAGAGCGTACTAAAATTCTTAAGGAAGTTGAAGCATTAAATGCTTTAGAAGCTGAAGGTGCAGGATTAGAAAACAGTCCACTCACTGATGCTAAGAAGATAAGAAGGAATAGTCTTGAGAGAATGCTTGAAGATTTGAATATGGAGATTAATCCTGATCTATATAAAGGTAAAGAATCTATTAAACCTGACAATAGAACATTAATGCAGAAGATTTATGATCAATTCTATCAAGATGAAGTTAGTAGGGCTGATCCTAGAACTACTCCTCAATCTAACTATTTAGATAAGGTTGAAGAAATGGTTGTTAGTGCACGTCCTGATATTGCTGATATAAGAAAGAGAGTGGATGCTGGAGAGTTTAATTCGGAGTCGGTCCCACCTACAGCGCAAAAAGCCGCGCCTGTGGTGG